TTACCTGGCTCTTATACAGGTGGTGTTCCTAATCAAGTAACTGTTTTACCTGGTTTTGAAAATACTTCTGGTAATTCTGTATATGTTGGAGTTGCAACTATTCCTACTACTTGGTATATTAACAACACAAATTTGTTACAGATAGGATTGGGAAGTGTTACTGTTGTAACATGATAGAAAATAAAAAATTAAGTGTTATGATCGCAACACCTTGTTATGGCGGTTTACTTTCAGAAGGATATTTACATGGCATAATGAGTGTAACTCAAGCTGCTGGTAAACATGGATTTAAAGTTCATTTAAATACAATGGGAAATGAAAGTTTAATTACTAGAGCTAGAAATACTTTAGTAAGTCAATTTTTAGATATAGATGATAAAGACCCTGATGCTTTTACTCATTTAATGTTTATTGATGCTGATATAGGATTTCAGGGAGAAGCTGTAGCTAAAGTATTACAATCAGGTTATGATATAGCGTGTGGAATATATCCTAGAAAATCTATTGATTGGGCTGGAGTTCCTAAATTATTGGAAAAAAGTAAAGAACATTTAGAACAAAGAGTTTTAGGTTATAATTTAAATTTTGCAAACCCTGAAAATGTTAAAGTAGAAAAAGGTTTTTCAGAAGTAATGGACGCTGCAACTGGATTTATGTGTATTAAAAAAGAAGTTTTTCGTAAAATGATAGAAGCTTATCCTAATCTTAAATATACTAGTGATCAAATTATTAATAACGAAAGGTATTCTAGTAAAAATTGTTATGCACTTTTTGACTGTATTATTGATGAAAAAAGTAATAGATATCTATCAGAGGATTATGCTTTTTGTAGATTATGGCAAAAAATAGGTGGTAAAATACACGCTGATCTTCAAAGTCCTTTAACGCACTATGGAACTTATCCATTTGCAGGACATGTTTGGACTAAATTTAAGATTGATGATAACATAGAGGTAATAAAAGATGGCGATGACATACAGCAGTCTAAAGACTGATATACAAACATGGGCTGAAAATACAGGAACAGATTTTACTAGCCAGTTAGATACTTTTATAGATAATACTTTTTCTACTTTATCAAGAGATATAGACCCTATTGGATTTAATGAAAATGTAACTACTACAGCAATAACTGGAGATAGATTTGTAAATCTTCCTACTGCTATTGAACCTATGTTATTTAATTATTTAACTTTAACAGTAGGTTCTAATGTAAGTTATTTAGAATTAAAAACATTAGCTTTTTGTCAAGAATATTGGCCTGATTCTTCTCTTCAAGGTCAACCTAAATATTTTGCTAATTTTGATGATGATCGAGTATATCTAGCACCTACTCCAGATCAAGCTTATACTTTAAAATTAGGATATCAAGGTAGAGTTAATCCTTTATCAAATACTAATACTACTAATTGGTACACTGAAAATATCCCAGATGTTTTATTATTTGGGTGTTTATCTGAAGCAAATCTCTTTACAAAGAACATAGAAGATTATACTATATATCAAAATTTGTATAATACAAGAGTTACTACCGTTAACAATGAAGCTCGGAGAAGAAGAAGAACCGATTATAAGTTTCCTGGTAGTCCTGTTGGTACAAACACATTAACTGGAGGACAATAATATGGCAATAGTACAAGCGATAGCTACTGTATTCAAACAAGACTTAATGTCGCCTGGTGGAAACCTTGCAGCACTCACTCTAAAGTGTGCTTTGTATGATAATACAGCAACTTTAAATGCAACAACATCGGCGTATGCAACAGCAAATGAAATATCATCATCTGGAACTAATTATATTACAGGTGGAAATGTATTAGCTAATGTAGTAATTTCTGTAGATGGAACTACTGCAATTTTTGATGCTGATAATGTTACATTTCCAAATGCAACAATTTCTGCTCAAGCAGCATTATTATATAATGCAAACAACGCTAATTCGGCAATTGCAATTCTAGATTTTGGAGGAGTTAAAACTTCTACAAATGGAACTTTTGAATTACAATTTCCTACTGCAAACGCATCTGCTGGCTTAATCAGAATAGCATAAGGAGAAAATCCTTATGGCTACTGTCGGTTGGGGTAGAGATGGCTGGAATACAGGCGCATGGGGTACATCACCTGATGCAGTAGCTGTTACAACAGGAATATCATCATCAACATCTGTTGGTAGTGTATCTGTTACTGCACCTTTCTCAACACTAATTTCTGGACAAGTTTTAAATAGTGCACTTAGTAATGACTACGTTGTAGGAATTGCTGTTACAGATTTATTTATTACTGGTCAACAATCTAATACAACTACTGGTACTATTTCATTTGGAGTAGGAACAGAAGTTCCTATCACTGGACTTTCACAATTAGAACTTGAACTTAATTTTGGTAATGGTTGGGGAAGAGAAGAATGGGGTAGTGGAGCTTGGGGTACAGCATTAGGAGAGGTTGTTACTGGAGATGGAAATATTTTTATTGAAGATGGTCAATCTGTAACTGCTTTTGTAGCTAATGTTGCAAGTGTTACAGGTACTGCTGCAATATCAGTTACAGGTGAAGGTGCAGTAGCTTCTTCTGGTGATTTTATTATCTCATCTAATAACTTTCTTTCTACTACAGGTCAACAAACTAATACAACTATTGGAACTTATACAATAGCAGCAGGTGGAGCTATAACAGTAGTAGTTCCTGAATTCACAATAAATACAAGTTTAGGTAATACAATAGCTGGAGCAGCAGTTAATATAGAACTTACAGGTCAAGTTTTAAATACTACTTCTGGTAGCTTTATAATTACAACAGATCAAATACTTTCTATTATTGGAAATAGTGCTAATGCTAATGTAAGCTCTATTACTATTAGTACTGAACAATTTTTAGATATGATAGGTCAAGAAATGACTACAAGTTTAGCTGATTTTATACTTAGTACTAATAACTTTATTTTTCAAACAGGTCAAGAAATGACTGTTACACCAGTAGATTTACGATTTTGGGATCCAATAGCTGATGATAATACTGAAACTTGGACTAATATTTAGTGTACAAATGAATACAAATATATACTATTTACAAATATAAATATAAAAAACTATGTCAACTTATTCTTCAGATTTAAAATTAGAACTAATTGCAACTGGCGATGCTTCTGGTACTTGGGGTTCTGACACTAATAACAATTTAAATTTAATTCAACAGTCGGTTGCGGGTTATCAATCAATTGATGTAGCAAGTGGTGATGTAACTTTAGCAATGACAAATAAGACTATTTCTAATGCAAGAAATATGACTTTAGAATTTACAGGAACTTTAGCGGGAAATAGAATTGTAAATTTTCCAGCGAGTTTAGAAAAAGTATTTAACATAATAGATTCAACAGACCATGCTGGTTTTACTTTAACATTTAAAGTAACTAGTGCAACAGGTTTTTTATTATGCGAAGGTAATTCTTATCTTTGTCATTCTAATGGGACTGATATTTTTAAAGATTTAGAATTTGGAAAGTGGAGAGCTATTACTGCTTCTGAAACAGTTCAAGCAGGTGCTAAAATTTTAGCTAACACTAGTGCTGGAGTAATTACAATAACTTTACCAGCTAGTCCTTTAATTGGAGATACTATTTCATTTGTAGACCAGGGTTATGATTTCAACACTAACGCATTGACTGTTGGTAGAAACTCTTCTAATATAGCTAACGCAGCAGCGGATCTTGTAGTTAATACACAAGGTGCAGCTTTTGGATTAGTATTTAGTGGAGACGCTACAACAGGATGGACTTACACGGAGAAATAATATGGCAAATTACGAAGCAACTAAATATGATTTTGATGGAGCAAACCTTACAGGTATAGAGGGAATTCCTACAGCAACTATTGTGCCATGGTCAGCAGCAGCATTACCCTCTGGATTTTTAGAATGTAATGGTACAGATGTTTCAAGAACAACTTATTCAGCTTTATTTGGAATCATAGGTACTACTTACGGTGCAGGAGATGGATCAACAACTTTTGCTGTTCCTGATTTACAAGATAATACACCAGTAGGAAAATCTGGAACTAAAGCTTTAGCTTCAACGGGTGGAGCGAATACTGCTACTTCGACGGGAAACGTTGGTGGTTCAACAGCAAATGCTACCTTATCAACAGCACAACTTGCTTCTCACAGTCACAGTTTTGCAGCTGGGAATGCAGCTGCTCCTTATAACGTTAGTAATAAACAAGGTGGTGCACCTGGCAACACGACCACCTCTAATTCAGGTTCAGGTGACGGACATTCTCATAATATGAGCGCAACTTTTTCTGGTGATGCAACTTCGGTTCTTCAACCTTATTTAACATTAATTTATATTATAAAAACTTAGGAGAAAAAATGGCAACAAGTGCAAATTGGACAGTAGTATTTGAAGATAAAATAATCATTAAACAATCGGGTGATGCTGCTGGAACTGGATATAATATATCTGATGATTCTTTTTGGTCTGATTCTAAGTTTTCTAATATTTGGGCTATTCAACATGGGACTTCAACTACTTCTGATGAAGTAGAATATAGAGATTCAACTCCTCATTCATCATTTGCTGATGCAAATATTGGAGACATTAGTCAATTTTCATCTAAATGGGATTCAGCACATCTAGCTCAATTACAATCTAATTGGGATAATGACAATGTTGATGGTGAAACTGACGCTGAAAAAATTACTAGATTAGGTTCAAGACCTACTTCTTAATTATCTTAACATCATCCAAGAAGTTAAAATATATTTTTCACCGGACAAAGGTGGATTACCTCTATGTAGATATGGAAAACCAGCAGGCCATATGACTATTCTACCTGTTTTAGGTTTAACTCTTTTTGAAAAATGTAAAAACTCTGTTTCACCACCTTCATCAACATCATTTAAATAAATAGAAAAAACAAAAGCCCTAGGTTCATTATCAAATCCTTTTCCATGTTCAATATGCCAAACATGATAACCTTCTGTAGGAAGTGTTTTTTGTATTTTTAAAGTTGTAAAATGAAGTGGAACACCGTAAGCATCAGCAGCTCCAGTATTTTCTATATAATGCTTTAAGGCTATATCGAAATTAAACATCATTGGTTTTAATTCTTCCCACCAAACATTAATATTATTTCCCCACATAAAAAATTGTCGGTCTTGTTTCCTTATTATAGGTGATTTTTCAAAAGCTATTCTATTGATTGTATTATTAAACTTATTTTGATCTTCATATAATTTAATAGCTTTATTGCATTCCTCTGGAGTGATGTAGTTATCATATACTCCAATAAAATTAGTTATGTTAACTGTTTTTTCGTTCATTATTTTTCTCCTTTTATATAAATATTTGAATTGTTTTTCTAGGAACTAAGGGTTTCATAACAGGGGTTACTTTATGCTCAAGTGGAACTTTAACAATAACCACTGAATTACCCACCAAAGGTATAAAGCCATTAGAACTTTCATGTATAAATAAAAACTCACCCCCAAACTTCATGTTCCATCTACGGTTTATATAATAGGTTATTCCATATTTATGTATACCGTCATCATGCCAATTAATACCAGAACCATCTTCCATTGAATGAATAAGAGGTTTAAAATTTTTAATTTTAATTTTAATTTTATGAAAAAGATTATTTTCTAATAATATTTTAATTTTTTGTAATGGTTTATAGTTAATGTCTAAAATAGTATTATTAGCAAAAATTTTATGGCCATGTCTTAATGCTTTACTCCATGTTTTTTCTGTTGATTTTAACTTAATTAATTTACTTCTAAATACATCATAATGTAATTTTTTATATGTAGGATAATCTAAAAAATTCTGTATGTAATATAATTTATCCGGTATTGAATATATTAATTTCATGACTGTAAAAAGCAGTTGATTGAATATCTTGTACCTTTAGTAATAGGTTCAGTGCCGTGAATCCAGATAGGTTCTGCTGGAAATAACATTCCATCCCCTGTTTTAAAACATTCTTTTATTTGACCATCAAAAAATCTAAATTCTCCACCTTCATAATCTTCATTTAAATTTAAAGTGCAAGAAGCTCTTATAGTTCCTTCAACATCACTATGATCTTTAATACATTGACCTACATCGTATTTTAAAATTCTAATATTTGAACTAGAACTAATTAATTTATCACTAAAAGTAGGAGATATTTTTTTAGATTTAATATGGAGAACATAATTGGCTATCATTGTAGCTATATATATTCTAGCATTATTTAAAGCATATAAAATATCTTCATTAGGATTATTTATTGTAGATAAATTTAAACATGTAAAATTATCCATTTCATGCTTATTAGTTTTAAATTTATAGCTTCCTTCTGTGAAACAAAATTCAGGATATTTTTCAAATATATCTATTATTTTCTGACAAACATCTAATGGTACTAAACCATTGATTCTATACTTTAAATCTGATATTTTATGGTCATAGGACATGCTATTTTCTCTCTTTCATTATATTCATAATTAATATATAAAGCATTATATGCTACAAAAATTAAATTTCAAGCCTGGATTTAACAAACAAGCCACTAAATCAGGGGCTGAATCTCAATGGGTTGATGGTGATTTTGTTAGATTTAGATATGGATTCCCCGAGAAAATAGGCGGTTGGTCGCAGTTAACCGCAGCCAATAAAACTCTTCCTGGAGCAGCAAGAAAACAACTCTCTTTTACTTCTTTTGCAGGAGAAAAATACACAGCAATAGGTACTTCTCAAGGTTTATTTTTATTTTATGGTAATGATTTTTATGACATCACACCTTTAGATACAGCAATCACAGGTTGTACTTTAACCACTGTTAACGGATCTGATGTTTTAACAATAGACAAAGGATCACATGGATTATTGGTTGGAAGATATGTAACTTTATCTGCAGTAACTGTTACGGCAGCAAGTAATTTTATAGCAGGTGATTTAGAAAAAGTTTATGAAATTTTAACCGTTCCAACAATTGACAAATTTACAGTTAAAGCAGTAAGCGCTGAAACAGGTGCAGGTATGACTGCAGCAGGAGCTGCAACAGTAAATCCTTATGTAAGTGTTGGACCGACAACTCAAACAACAGGTTATGGTTGGGGAACATCTTCTTGGGGTGTTGAGACTTGGGGAACTGAAAGATCTATAAGTACTGTGACTTTGGATCCAGGAAATTGGTCTTTGGATAATTTTGGTCAAGTTCTTGTTGCAACTATTTTTAATGGAAAAACATTTACTTGGAATGCAGGGGCTGCTTCACCTAGAGGAACAAGAGCTTCTACAAGTACTTCGGGTGTTGCAACAACAAATAATCCGACAGCTACGAGAATTACTATTGTATCCGATAGAGACAGACATTTATTTCATTTAGGAACAGAAACTACTATTGGAGATCCTAGTACTCAAGATCCGATGTTTGTAAGATTTTCTAATCAAGAAGATTTAAACACCTACCAACCTACAGCAACTAATACTGCGGGTACATTTAGATTAGATACTGGTAATGAAATTAGAGCAGCTATACAAGGTAAGGATTACATTTTTGTTGTAACGGATTTAGGAGCTTATGTAATTCAATATGTAGGACCTCCATATACTTTTTCAGTCAGACAAGTAGGTACTAACTGTGGATGCATTGGCCAAAATGCTATTTCTTATGCAAATGGTGCTGTGTGGTGGATGTCAGGTGAAGGAGGATTTTTTGTATATGACGGTACTGTAAAAGCATTACCTTCTTTAGTAGAAGACTTTGTGTTCTTAAATACAGTTACAGGAAACTTAGGGTTGAACTATGGTTCTTCCGATGTAATTTATTCATCTCCTAATAGTTTATACACAGAAATTAATTGGTTCTATCCTTCAGCTAATTCAGATCAGATTGATAGATGTGTTACTTATAATTATGGTGAAAATGTCTGGACCACTTCTTCAATAGCTAGAACGACTTATCAAGATCAAGGGGTATTTAATTTACCTTATGCTACAAAGTATGATGATAGTAATACACCTATATTCCCTGCTATTTTAGGAATAACAAATAAGTACGGAGCCTCTATTTACTATGCTCATGAAACCGGGACGGATCAAATCAATAGCACCGGGACAACTTCAATTAATGCTTTTATTTTATCTGGAGATTTTGAGATAACTAATAATAATAATATAGCGGATTTTACAGGTGACGGAGAATATATAATGTCAGTTAAAAGATTTATACCGGATTATAAATACCTGTTAGGCAGTTCTAAAATTACTTTATATTTAAATGATTACCCAAGTGAGACAGCAGTGAGCTCTTCTTTAGGACCCTTTACAATCACCACTACTACTGATAAAATAGACACACGTGCACGAGCAAGATTTGTAGCAATTCAAATAGCTAATGACGCTATCGGTGAAACTTGGCGTTACGGAACATTAAGAGTAGATGCAAAACCAGACGGGAGAAGATAATGCCATTTAAATCTGATAAACAAAGAAAATATTTATTTAAAAATAAACCTAAAGTAGCAAAGAAATTTGCAAAAGATTCCAAAAAGAAAACTCATAAAATGCCAGATGGTACTATTATGAAAGGTGCCAAACATAATGGCTAAACTAACTATTTATATACCTGAACCTAAACCGGAATACGAAGTAGAGAATCAAAGACAGATAATAGAATCCTTGACAACTATGAAACAACAGCTTAATTTTTCTTTTCAAGAAGATATGAAAAATGACCAAGAAGCATTAAATTATTTTTTATCCTAATGAGTATATTTTATAACAATCAAACTTTTAGTTTAACTACTACTAATTTAACTACAGTATTAACTATTTCCACTTCTTCTGTTGGAATAGTTAAAACAGTTCAAGCAGTCCACGATACTGCAAGTGCGGTTGATACAGATATTTTTGTTAAAAAAGTTTCTGGAAGTGACGTTCAAATTGGCCATCAAAGTTTAAATAAAGAAACTGTGAACATGCTAACAAATACCTTGAACTTAGAAGCGGGAGATGTTATAAAAATGCAAGCAGACACCGCTAATGAGATTTCAGGTATTATCAGTTATGCTTTAATAAACAGAGAGAATGAAAATGGATAATGAAGACTTACCGAAGATAAATTGTACAACTATAACAACTTATAGAAATACAAAAACCGGTGAAACATCAACTAAGAAAGTAGAAGGACCTAATATTGTTCAAGATATAACAGTTCAAGTTTCCCCAAAAGGATTAGAAGTTCTTCAGAAAGTTATGAACAGTGCCAAACGAAAACCCTAAAGGCGGAACAGAGATACAGTTTGAGTATTTAGAAAAATACGTAGACAAACAATTATTAGATCAAGTTCAGATTACTACATCTGTCCCTGAGAAAATTCCATTACATCCAACAAAGTTAAATATACTTTGGCAAAAAAATTCATACGATCAACCTAATATTGCTCCCTGGATGAGTGACAAATCTAATCACGACAAATATGATTGGTATGTATTCAATTCTCATTGGAGTCATGAAAAATTTAGAATGATGTACAATCTACCTAACTATAAATGCATTGTGATAAAAAATGGTTTAGGTAAAGATATTAAACAAGCTGCTCCTTATAAACAAGGACAGCCCCTTAAAATTATACATCAAAACACACCCTGGAGAGGACTTTCAGTTCTACTAGGTGCAATGCAACTTGTTAAAAACCCTTTAATTACTTTAGATGTTTACTCATCAACAGAAGTATATGGTAAAAACTTTTATGAAAAAAATGATAAAGCTTACGAGTCTTTATATGAACAAGCAAGAAATCTTCCTAATGTTAATTACATTGGATATAAACCTAATGATTATATTTTAGATAATTTACATAACTATAACATGTATGTTTATCCAAGTATCTTTGAAGAGACTTCTTGTATATCTTTATTAGAGTCTATGGCCGCGGGCCTATATTGTATTACTACGAACTATGGAGCTCTATTTGAAACCGGTGCAGAATTTCCAATGTACATACCTTATGATGAAAATTACAGAGGACTAGCTGAAAAATTTGCTTATGGCATAGAAGCAGCGGCTCAAACTTTACACGATCAAAGTATTATTAACCATTTAGATTCTCAATCTAGTTATGCAAAAATATATTACGGGTGGCCTAAGCAAGCATCCTCTTGGACTAAATTTTTAAAAGGAGCAATACAGCATGGAAAACAAAACGTACGTTAATAAAGACACTTACCAAACAATTAAAGTTAACAAAGTAGATATGCCTAACAAGCCTAACAAGTCTAACCAGCCTAACCAGCCTAATGAACCTAATGAACCTATTTGGTTTAATCAAGAACCAGGGACAAACGCATCTGTGAGAACTATTAATCTAGGAGATAATTCACCTGTAAAAATTATGGTATGCACACCGTGTCATAGTGATGTCTCTATGCATTATTGCCAAGCTGTTTTAAAGTTTCAAATGGAATGTTGGCAAAAAAAAATAATGGTAAGTTTTACTCTATTAAAATCTTCTTTAGTAACTCAAGGAAGAAATTTATGTGTAGCAGAAATGTTAAATGGTCCTGAGAACTACACTCATTTATTGTTTATAGATTCTGACATAGACTTTAAAGCAAACACTATATTCAAGATGTTGGAAACAGACAAAGATATTATATCCTGTCCTTATCCTATGAAGGATTTGAATTGGGATAAAATGTGGAGAAGAACTACTGTAAAAGAAAATGCTGTTACAAACGCTGAAGAATTAGCTAGAGCAGGTTATACCTTCCCTGTTAAAGTAATGGATCCTCACTCAATAACAGTAGACAAAGGAGTTATAGAACTTACTCATGCTCCTACGGGATGCATGTTAATTAAAAGAAAAGTGTTTGATAAGATGATTAAAGCTTATCCTGAACTAGAGATTTTCCAACCTACTGTTATTAACGGTAAAGAAGAAAAAAAACCCAACATGTACAATTTTTTCGACACCTTACATGATATTAAATCTAAACGTTATTTTGGAGAAGACTTTGGTTTCTGTCAGAGATGGGCAGATATAGGTGGCAAAGTATATGGCTATATAGATGATTATATTACTCATGTTGGAGACCATCAATATACCGGTCGTTTCAGAGACGATTTGTGGCAAGCTACACGACCTGTAAAAGCAGTTGACGATACCAAAAAAATCAAATAAAGTACCTTATTACAGGAT